ACTATGGCAGGTAACTCGTTTACTTCATTTTCTGCTTGAAGCTGAATCTGATCTAGGGAGTCACTGATTAACTTCTCGCGTTCACGAAGAGAACCATTGAAGGCCTTCCCGTAAAGCTTTGCGACCGATTCATCTCTGGCATCTGCAATGGCCTCTTTGTATTTCGCTGCTCTTTCAGGCCCAAGCATATCTTCAGTGAATAAAGGTTCTGGGAACATCTCAGTGGTTCTACTATCTGCTTCAGTTGAAGCATCTAAAATAGTCCTGAACATTCTTTCAATTTCAGGATTTAATTTTAATGTAGGGTAAGACCTCGTTAGTCTATTAATCATTGAAGCCACATCGGCCATCCATTTCCTAACTTGCTCAAAAACTCTTCTCATTCCATTATTCTGCATGTCTCCATTGAGGAAATAGCTTTCTGCTGTTTGGGCAAAAGTTTCATGGATTGATCTGGAGTCTGTATCGTTCATCCTATAAATATCTGATAAACTATTTACTCCAAACATCTTTTCAACTTGAAGCATTGCTTGGTAGTAGTCCTCTTGAATTGCAGTACGGGAAAGATTATCTCTCACTACAGGGTAATCTAAGATCATGCTGTGTAGCCACGAGTGTGCGAACTCATGAATTACTGTGGACGTTTCAGTGTTTTTACCAAAAATTATTTTAACTAGTTGAGACGTGTACCCTCTGATTGCACTCATTTGCCCTAGAGTGTTATTTGGAAGCTTAGTAGAAAAGCCCATTCCAATATTGGATTCAAGCTCACTAATCTTTACACCTGTGGCTTCAGATCTAAAACGAAGATGTGAAAACTGAATGTCGGCCATGGCCTCTGCCAGACCTTTCGGAGCTTGAGTATCTTTTAAGGTCCTATTCAATTTCCTTAAAATGTTAGCGTATGCAACTCTCTGTTCTTTAGTTCTAGTAGATTGAATAAGTTCAATTGGGCGAGAAATTAAATCCCCTAAGCTTTCATCTGCGGTAGAGGGTTCAAATACCGTAAAGGTATCATTAGTTTCTCCAACTAAAAAATCCGAGTCGGTTGGAATTGGAGGCGGCTCATCCCCATCTATTGCATCATAGAAGTCAACCTCTTCACCTCCAAACGGACGATCTTGTTGAGACCATAAAGCTTTGGCATCTTCTGATTGCAAATGCCCTGGTTGAAGGGGAGACCCTAAAAGCTGTTCAGCTTTATAATACATTTCCGTCGCAATTCCTTGTCGGCGAGATTCTTTACCTACCCTAGTGGCGAGTACTGCGCCATTGCGCACTAAAGTGTCCCCCACCAAGTTGCCCTCAGTATCAAACGCTTGAACGCGAATCATGCCTTGATTTCTTTCTTGCACTTCGGTTTTAAAAGTATAGCCTTTATCTTCTAACTCTTTAGTTCTTTTTGTATCATTAAAAGAGATTTCATCTTCAGAATCCAACATTAATTCTTCCAGCTCCTTCGCCATTTCTAATGTCTGCTTTCCTTCAACAGCATTCATCTCAGAATCATTAACATACATAATATCGTCGAGTTCTGGACGGTTATCGGAGTATCTGTGATATTCATCGGCTGCTACTTGGAAGATACCTGTGTCACCTTTCTTAGCAGCAATATAAGCCTCGACGCCTTTAGGGCCTAGGTGTTCTGCCATGGCCATTGGATCTTCGCCGACTTGTTCTGCCAAAGCTTCCCATTGATTAACATCAAACGAGATTACTGTATCTTGCCCAATGTTATCTTCTAAAATAGACCCATTTTCGTCAGTCCCTACTTCGACTGTTGGATTCGACGACTCTCTGATAAGTTCTTGAACCTGTTGAGGCGCGTCTTTTACCGCGGGAGAACTTTTAGTTTCTCTCATCTCTTGCATGATCTGACGATTCTGGACGGCATTACCTGCTTCCAGTTTTTCTGCGGCGATCTTAATAATCTCTTGAGGAGATTTAAAGACGGGTTTAAGCATTGGTGCAGAAGGCGCGGCACCTGGAGGAGGTGGCGTTGTTCCTGCTTTCTTCTTTTTCTCTTTAGCGTTAATGCGTGCAAGGTTTAACGCCTGTACCATAGCGGCACCCGGAGTAAATGGAACGGAGAATACTGCTTCCGCTGCCCCCTGAGCCACTGATTCACCTATTGATTTACCTGTCATCGAAGTAGCGAATGTTTCTCCTGCACCTTCAGTTACTGCCTGCTCAAGTGTTTCCACTGTAAGGGCAGCAACCTTTGCGCCCTTAGTGGCGTTCTTCGCACCTTGGAAGGTCTTACCTAGAAGCTTCCCTCCGATGGCCTCAAAGACCCCATGAGCTGCTCCATACTTCAATGCCATATTACGCATGCGAGAAACTGTAGCGGGATCAGAATACATTTTACGGAAATCAATCTTTCCAGTTTTCTTATTTTTAAATTTCTCTGATTCCTCTTGGAAGAACTGAGAGTACGCGACGGCGAATCCTGTAGTGTACGAAGCACCTACAGTTCCTATTGCCGCCCCTACAGGACCACCTACAGCAGCACCACCCGCGGCACCTGCAATGGGTGCAATTAATCCTGGCACCATGCTATAAGCAGATTGCCCTGACATCAATAAAGCAGCGGAAGGATTCTTAATTACTGAACCTAAGAAATCTAGGAGTCCTGTATCAGTTCCTTTGAACCTTTTATATGCACGAGTAAGAAAACTCCAGTCTTTATTTGAAGCCGCAATATCCAGTTTCTTTGCTAGGGCCCCAAGAGAATCTAACGTTACATCGCCTTTCTTATCTGAGAATTTATACGGCAGAATAGTGTTTAAACCTTTAGTAAGTTTCTCCATTCCAGCACCGATTTCTATTAGTCCCGGCTTATTATACGTAATTTGATTGGCATCAATTCCTTCTTGAACTTGTGCCATCATATCTGCTGCATCTTCAATGCTTACAGTCCCAGTAGAGACAGCGGCGTGAAGACCCATCATTGGAATCATGTAGACGTTCTGAAGCGCTACTTTTCCATAGTCGCCGAAATATCCCAGCATCTTAGAAGATTCTTCAATCTTCTTAAAAGCGTCCGGATCTTTCTGGGCCAGCTTCATATTCGTAGGCTTCTGTGCCCACTTAGACATAGCAGGATAATCATGTGTGATGCCAGCAAATTTCTTTTGTGCTTTCAATTCTTCGTATGGGTATTGGGTCAAAAGTCCCATAGCTTCATCGGGAGAAACTTTATATTGTTCCTGGATATCCCTTAACTGCTGAGTGCGAGAAATATCTACTTTACGGGCGACGACTTTAGAATCTTCTAGGATGGCAGCAGGGCGATTAAGTACTGTGTCTACCGCTTCGCTCATGGCATCTTCAGAAAGAAACTCAGGAGCATTAGGTTGACTCAAAACTGTTCTTGAGGCCTCTTCAAGTGCCGCTTCATCGATTGCAGCAGGGCTTCTTTCTTGCGAAATATCGACGGGTGCGACGTCTTCAACTATCTCTGTAGGGGATTCTACGGGATTACTATCACTTAGCGCTAGTCCTTCCGTTAAGCTCGCCGACTCTGGTTTTTTGTCCGTAGTCTCTTGTGCCGTATTGCTATTCAGCCTGATTCCCATACATTCCTCTTAGTTTTATTTTGTTCGGATCTGTTTTTTGTCTCTTAAAGAACTCAATACCCCAATAAGCTCTGGGTCTGTTGGAGCAATCCCTTTCTTTTGTTTTTTCAGGTAATCTCTCACCTTCTGAACATCTTCAGGATAATACTGATTGTACTCAGGCACCGCTGGATTAGCGACAAATTTTTTCTTACCTTTCTCAGCAGGAGTAGGAACAGGTTTCATATCTACAGGTTTAGGGTCAGACCAAATGCGTTGAATAATGTTTCTGCTATCTCTAGTCTTTACAGTGCTTGCCGCCATACCTTCATCAATGGCCTTATCAAGCTCTTCTTGACTCCCCCTGTCTCCAAGGTTCGCTTTAGCATTTAAGAAAACATTAGTGTACATCTCTCTAATGGCCGCTTCTTCTTGAATGTATCTTGAAGTTCCAGGCTTTGCTGTAATCTGTCTCAAGTATTTCTGAAGGATGTAAGAAGATCCGGAAGGTTTGAACTTTTCAGCAATAGGATCAAGTAGAGTGCTTTGCATTCTACGAAGACTGTTAATGTCTGTATTAGGTAATTGATATTGGATATCGGTAAAAGTCTGTTGTGAAAACTTTGTAGGTTCATCCACAAACATTCTCTGCATTCTATTCCATACTGCATTGTTTCTCGGGATTAATTCACCTCTCGAAACTCTTACATATAATTCTTGTGCTGCCTTCGCGTCTTGAGGATCAAGGGACATTCTCATTTCAGTAGTGAATTGACCTGTCTTTATAATCTGAGATTGAACATCGCCGAATGTTTGCTTGCGCTTTTCATTATCTCCACGTCTTTGAGCTGCGGCCCTTGCAGTATAGTTAGTCTGAATATCACGGGCGAGCTGGCCATCAGAAGTCGATTTTGAAATGGCGTCGAATGCTGCAACTTCATCATCACCATAAGTGGCATAGATATCATCTGCAACAGTTTTTGCTGTATCAAGATCACGCTTCTTCTTTCCATCATCTAAGAACTTATATGCCTTTGTAAGATCATTGGAAGTAAGAGAATCCTTATAGTCCTGCGCGATCTCAGTGGCCTTCGCAACATCTCCAGAAGCTGTCAGAGTTTCAATGGTCTTAATGATGGCAGTAGAACGTGCTTCCTTCTTATGGATTCCCATAAGCTCTTGGGCACGGGGGGATTCACTTCCCATAGTCAACTGTGTATGTTGTTCTACCGTCGAATCTAGATCTTGCAGGTCTACTTCGAATGCTTGTTTATCATATGCGTTTAATACTGCTCTACCCGTCACATCTTCACTGCGACGTTTAAAGGCTTCCTCGCCCGCTTTACGGCCTTCAGAGATCATGCGCCCTTGAGATGTCTTATTGAACCTTTGAATTGAATCCTGGGCGAAATTAGCGTACTCTGTGCGGTATTGTACTGGAACCTTTTCAAGCTCCTTTGTAATATTCTTTTTAAGCTCCTGTCCTGCAAGATCTCCAGCTTTGAAAGTATTCTCGCCTTGAGCTTCCAGAACTTTGATAGTCGCTTGGTTTTCAAAGTCGGCGAATTTATTTTTCACCATAGCGGAGCGAATATTTTGAGCGTTCTTTAATGCAGCAGCTTCTTTCTTTTGAATGAAGTCTGCATACTTTTCAAGTGGTGCTCCAAGATTCTCGGGAATCGGGCTGTCATTTTTAAGCAGTGGAGTTTTAGGTCCGGCTTGAGGGTTTTGAATATCTACCTGATCTCTTGATTGAATTGAATTTATTCTAATTCCCATAATACCCTACCGCTGCTTTAGATGCCCCGCCAATAATACTTTGAGCGATGCTTGCATTTCTATTTATTCTTGAAAGCCTATTATTTGTTTCCATATTGATTACTTCTGATTGAAGTCCGTAAATGCTTCTCATTGCATTGATCTCAATGTTCATGGCATTCTGTGCAGCGTATACTTCTTCGTTCGATATCGCTGTCTGAGCTAAATCCCCAGACGCTGATTGTCCTTGAGCTATCGCCGAAATCAAAGCTTGTCCTTTGCGGTCAGTTGCTTTGTTGTTCTCGCGAAGAATTGCTCTTGCTGCATCTGCACGAACATAGTTTTGCTGTAATTGAGCTTGATAAATCTTCATATTATTTTCAGATACGAAGTTAGTATGTTTAGTGGAAGCGTTAATAACTCCGCCAATTGCTTCAACCGCAGCTGCGCCCATTCTAGCATTGCGGGCATTATTAGTGGCCTCCGGGTCTTTTGGATAAACAGTTTCGTCGAGATCTAAACTTACTGCATCGGGCTTATTCGCACCAGTTGGAGGAGATTCAGAAATCCTATTGATTGTCCCAATAGTTTGATCCCCGAATTCCCCCTCAATGTCTAAAGCTTCATTCTGAAAAGCTTCAGGTTCTAAAGTATTTTGACGGGGGTAAAGTCCTCGACTTGTATTGCTATACTCGCCCTCAGGAAAACTTACTAGTCCCCCAATATCAATGTTGTTATTATAAATTTCTGCATTTGAAACTGCAGGAGTTCTTGATCCCCCGCGCACAGCAAATGTTCTATTTCCTCTTAATCCCATTTTAATCTCCTATGACGCCTTTAGGGTAAATCGCAAGTACAGTAATTGGCAACGGGTCTACTTGGCGAATGACTACTGTCCCTTTCATATTCCATGATGCTGGAAAAGGAACATTTCGAACTCCTGTAATCGATTCAGTCGGAGTAGTATTTCCATATGTCTCACGCTTTGTTAATGCTTCGAAGGTCGGCTCTTGGTTATTTTCTCGTGATCCAATTAGACCACTAAAAGTTTTATTTAGTGCCACTCCAGCAGAGTTAATATTCTTTCCTTTATCTGTAAAAGTTCTTGCATCTGAAGCGTCTAGGTCAAGAGTTTCCATTTCAAAATAATATGGAAGTCCCACGTAACCCCAGTTGAATTGTCTAGGCAATACCAACTGACCAGTCTCATCAACTGTTAGAATGTCATTAGCATATTCAGGATTCCAAGGCGACGATATTAGTTCTCCGTCTGCGTATACCGAAACTTGTTTTCCTGCCAGGGCAGTAAGCCCAGTAAGAACCTGGACTGTTTCTAAGTAATCTTTTTGACGACGAAGTTTCTCAGCTGCAGTTAGTGATTGGCCTTGCGCGTTCTGTAAATACGCTGGAACGTCTTCTTCAGCGCGGGCATGAATCACATTGCCACTAATTACTCCAATAACTGTTACGCGGAACTTCAAGATTCCCTCTCCTGGAATGGTTGAAGGGTAGTTAAAATCTATCACATCATTGAACCCAAAATGAGGACTCAGAGTTCCTAAAGCAGCTAAGTCGGTAAGTACAAGGGTAGATCCTCCATTGTAATCTGTTACCGCAGTTATATTAATTACATAGTTTAATTTGTTTACTGGGCTTCCAAATAAAGTAGCACAGTCTGCATATAAGAAGTTTGAAGGTTTTACATCGTTTCTAAGCGCCATTGTCTCATAAATACGGATACCATTTCGGATAACTGCCATTACAAGGCCGTAAGCGCGAGGACCTGAGCTCTTAGCAAAATTAGAGTCCAGGACTTCCTGGGCCATAATGTCTTCAATGAAACCATCTGTTCCATGACGAGAAAATGCCTGAACTGTCCCTTCTTCTGAAATGCTCAGGGATAATAGCTGGCCGTTTCTTTTAAGAATCCAAAGAATACTATCAAGACCTGGGACCATGGCCATAGATCTGATATCTCTTGGCTCGAAAAGATGATCACTGAAAACTGAAATATCGACGATAGATAAAGTGTCGTCGGTACTGTACTTGATCATGTTAAGCTTCGATTTATCAGGTGGTATAAAGAATCCCCTAGTTCCTGACGCCACTGGAGCGATATCTTCAGCACATCCCTCATTATAAATAATTTCCGGGTTCACTGTTTGAGGAGTTAAAATTCCTGCCTCTCCTCCACGGATCATTACAGCTACATCCTTAGTGAAAAGGATTAGCCTGTTAATAACCAGATAATTTGTAATATCTGAAATTTTATCGTTAGGTATGGTCGCAGAGAAGGCATCGATTATGTTGGGTGTTAGGGGTCTTCCCATCATCTTAGGCGCTCCGATCTTTGATAGGCCAAACTGTCCTGGAGAATACCTGTATCTTGCTACACCACCTTCGAATACTTTATACGGGTGATAGATAATAACTGCTCTACTCTTGTAATAGAATAGTGCTTTTATGTGCTCTGACTTCTCAAGCAATGGAGAAGGATTGACGACTTCAACTGGATACAAGTATTGATCTGTTGGAGGCTGAATTGTGATGTCGGGGTTCACCAAGAAATCTTGAAAAACAAAGGCCGCTGCCTGGGGCGGGACTCTCGCAATTAAAGAAGAATGGCTTCCAAACACTTCTCCTGCGGCCCTATAAATATTATATTGTTTAACTCCTGGAAGATCTGGCACGTCTATTGACGAGAGTTTCGACTGACATTCAATATTTGGGTTACAGCTACTGAAATTTAATCTTCTCCAGAATACTTCGGAGCCATCATCCTGCTCTTGCATAATAGTATAACTTACTGCCCCATTTAATAGGTCCGCCGTCCCATAACAAGAGATCGTCACAGGCGTTACAGAAGGAGTTCCAATTCTAGATGGTCTTGGGAAAAGGGCGGTATAACTGAAAGGGTCTACTCCCAATTCAGTGTATGTAATAATGAACGTTCTATACCTAGCATCCAGAGGAGTATCTGAAGGTAAGCTACATGGGACAGAAATAGTCATCGTCTCATTTAATTGAGCATATGAGGCCCTCGAAAGATCATACTTCTCTCCAGCAGTTCTGAAGTCATAAACTCTATTGACAAGGAAGTAATCGGAGATCGTCTCTCCCGTTATTCTATATGCCCTCAAAACACTTTGACCTGATCCGCTGTCAAATGCAGACAAACGATCCTTTAACTCTATAAAGAAAAACTCGCCATCGGGAGCATAGAAAGGGAAAATTCTTACCCCGACTTCTCCCTCTGGCAGAGTTAGGTTATCTTGGTAGACTGCAGTGCCTACGTTTTTAGTCCCTGAACGGTTAGGGGATCCCCCGCCTTTTTTAACATATCCATTATAAAGAGTTTTAAGGGCCTGCGGATAAATGGAAGTATCAGTTCTATATTGAATAGAAGGACTGACCTCTCCAAACGCAAATGATAATTGTTTTCCGCTGCTCATATTATAGGCTCCTTACAGAAATCCTAACATGAGATGAATTATAATTGAACTACTTAATCCCTACGAGCGTCGGCGAACGAACTTTTCGGATCTCTACGCTCAGGTTGCTGACCTAAGTCTTGTGCTACCGACTGCGAAATCCTCTCTCTTGAATCACTTAAAAATCCCTGCTTCATTCGTAGCCAGTTATTTGTGATTAGAGCGGGACCTGCAAGTTCTGCAAGAATTAATGAAAGTACTTCGGCGAAATGTGCGGGGAAGCCAACTCCAGGAGCAGGGCGGACAATATAAGAGGCCCATGCAAAAGGAACATTGGAAATAATAGTTCTAGAAGAACCATCATACTTTAATTCAAAGGGAAGTTTTCTTGCTGGAAGAGTATCAAAGGCAGGGAAGAAGTTGTCAAAATCTACTGCAAGAATAGTCTCCGCATCTGAGGGCAGTTCATATTGAAACTCCCAAGTTGGAGAGAAGTTATCTTGCAATAGGGCCAAGGCAGATGTTTTTCTAAAGCATCTCCAATCAGTCCTAGAAAGTGCCTTTGTAAGTGCCAGTTCGTACCATTGGCGGAGTATTCTGGCCGTTAGGGTGTTATCCCCATCAGCAAGTACAATGGGGGCTGTTTGGCCTAATGCAAGTACCGTCATGTTGAACACTTCAGTTTTAGTTACTAATTGCACTAGGCCTCCAGGTTAGAACAGTGATTTAATTTCTTTAGCGCCTTTCTTAGCTGGAGCTTTCTTTACGGCCCCTGCAGCTTTAGCGGCAGCATTCTTTTCTCTTGTGATCTTAGCTTTTTGAGCGGGAGTAAGAACTTCTTCGGTTACTTCACCTTCCACAACCTCACCATCAAGAATTTCTTCCTGCTTATTACCTGTCACTTCATTTACTGAAGGCCTAGATTTATGGGATTCTGCTACTGCTTTTTTAGCTTCACGTTCAATTTGAGCTGGGTCTTTTAATTTCTTTGCATCAACTGGAAGGAATAGTTTTTCTTCTACTATCTTAGCTACCTTTAAATGCGCGTCCTTTTTAGGGTTAACGCCACCATCAAGACGTTCCATCCATGATCCAAGTTCGCCGACTGTATTTACATAGAACTTTGAACCTTCGACCTTGATCTCACTATCGAAAAAACCTTCTCTTAATGCTCTTACCGGGATTCTTTTGTCTGACATGGGCGTGTTTCCTTAAATAAAAAAGGGCCCCTAGGGACCCTTTATGTTTTTCTTTAAACTAGCTTATTACCCAATGTTTCTTCCGTCAACAGCAGCTACGATCCCCGAAGTGATTTTCCCTGTTGATGGCGCAGTCCCAGTAACCTCGTAGCGCATACGAAGGTAACGCTTCAGTGGTCCTCTTGGAACCATATCGATTGGAGCGATTAGGCCCGCAATCAAAGAAGCTAAAGGAATTGTCATTCTGATAACTTCTGATGCTGTCCCGAAGGCTTCATCATCGTCAGTCTGAAGAACGATTGCTAAAGAAGTAAGGTTGTTGAAGGCTTCCGTTACTTGGATAAGTAAAGGAATCTGCATAAAATTACTTCTACGCTTTAATTGAACTCCGTCATAAGTTTTACCTAATGGAAGTTGGTCAATTACGTTTGTAGAGTTCGCAGTGGCAGTAATTACTTGTGCATCTGAAAACAATACTCGGTTATCTAAAATCATATAATGTCTCCGTTTATCATTAAATAATTAAACTACTCTTGCTTCTGTTTCAAGGATCGCATCCGTTTCATGGATAGGAATCCCTCTGAACGTTAATACTTCCGAAGCATTTACACCTGTTTCTTTTAATCCAAGGTAAAGATTCTTTGGAGTATTTCTAGCTTGGTAATCCAAAAATTTTACGATAGTTGTGTTAGCGTAAATAAATGTTCTACCAACTTTAGTTCTACGTCCATAGTGCTTATAGTAACCTTCAGTCATTAGATTAATAAGGTTAGCTCCAGTCGCTGCATCTGTTGTCAGGTCTGACACATCGATGTTAGCGATACGAACTACATATCTCCAGTCACGAACTGTAAGCCCCATGTGCCATCTGAAGTCTTCTCTGTAAACAAAGAAAGTATCTCCGTTAGCATCTTGGCGGTTAATCTTACCACGGTTGAAGCGTTCAATACCTGCTTTACCTTTATTAGGGTAAAGTAATACAACTGTTTTCTTATCCCAAGTAACAATCCACATAGAAGTGTTATCTGAGCCAGTTCCGCCTGCATCAATAATTTGCTTCCCGTTCTCTGCTGTCTTAGAAGAGAAACGTGGTGCAAGACCTGTTGGGCGATCTGGGTTTGTAGAAGAATCAGAGTAGATAAGCGCACGCGCCATCTCTTGTCCCATTGCTTCCATGTGAGCTTCAGCTTCGTCCTGACGGATTGTAGCTTGCCCTAATGCTGATTCGATATCATCAACAATTCTTTCATCAACTTCTGAAGCTGATTCTAGGAACCCTGAAGTATCACGAACCATTTGCACTGTTCCTTTTGAAGTAGGAACCCCTTTATATACTCGACCCCAGAAAGGTGTAGGTAGTCCAGTACGGATAGCATTTTCATGCCATAGACCTTTGTTCATTGGAATTGCCGGAGCATCTTCTAGCATTGGGTTGAACTGAGCAAGAATTTCTACCATGTCTCTGATAGATTCATTTCCAGCTCTCTGTGCCACGTCTAGTAAAGTTGGGTCCGTCGCTCTAAGTGTAGCCATAGTGTTTTCTCCTACTATGTTAAAAATTCGTGTAATCTATTCAAGGATCAAGCACATACATGTTTGTGTCAAGTTATTTTTTAAAGTGCTCCGGATAATTTGCCATTAAGCGTGATTCCTTTGTATCCGCAACCGCAGTCGGAGCGCGGTGAGACGATCCAGTCATGCGAATGTCGTCGGCTTCCATGACCTCTCCAATAGTGTGAAGCATCTTCGAAAGTTGTAGGTCATGCTTAAGAGGTGAATTAAGGAACTTCTCTTTAAAATCCCCTCCAAACTTAGCTAGTACACTGTCAATCTTTGCTTCATTGGCAGCACGAGCAGCTGGTGTACTGAATAAGGGATCCGCATTATACGCATCCTCTTGGGCCTTAAGAACTCTTTGAGCTTGACCCATTACTGTGTCTCTTCCACGATTGTAGAAGTCCTCTTTATTCTTAATGAGCGCCATAGTCTCATCTTTATCTAAATTCTTTTTTTCCGCTAAAGCGAAAATGTCATCGAGATCCGTGTCACTTAAAGGACTGTCTTCTGCCAAAGTAATCTCAAAGCCTTCTTCAGTGTCAACCGCGATGGCCTTTGGAGCTTCAACGATTGGAGCTGGAGGTGTTTCAACCGGAGCAACAACTACAGGGGCCTCTACTGCCTTCGGAGCTTCAACGATTGGAGCTGGAGGTGTTTCAATTGGCGCCGTAATTACGGGTGCTATATCTGCAGGGGTTTCCACAATAGGATTAGTATCTGTGTTTGTGCCGTAAAAATCAACCAGTGCTCTTTCAACTGGGTTATAGGCCGTAGTTTCTTCTGGCATTGTCTTTCTCCTTTTCCTTGATAAAGTTTTCGTTCATTATGTTTAGCAGAATCGCAGGATCCGCTTCGTTTAGAATTCCCATTATATAAAGACCTGTGCGGCGTTTACCTACTTGTTCCCTTAAAAGAGAGTCGATAAGTCCAGGTTCAGAGTCTGAAAAGACTCCGCAGAAAGAAAGAATACGCCATACCAGGCGCCTACCGTGAACAGACTTACAGACATTTCGGATATCTTCTTTTTCCATATTGAATTCATCCATTAAAGGATTCAATTCACCATAGGCGTTATAACCCTCTCTGTCGTATCCATCTTGGTCGAAACCGTTCTCATCAAAAAATTTCTCAGTCATTAGATCCTTTCCTGTGCCTGTTGCATACTGTCAAGCAACGAACCTTCTCCGGTTTTTGCTTGAGATAAGTTCTTCGCTGTCTGCGAAGATGTGTTCATATTTTGGATTTGAGTCTGTTGTGCCATAGCTTCATTAGCTGCTTTTACTACTTCGGCGAATTCTTCTTCGTCGAGTAACATCGCTGGATTCGATCCGATGTAGTCTGCACGCTGGCGAATCATCTCAGGCCCTTTTAACATTTTAGTTAACATTGGGTTCTGAGTAACAGTCGCCAGATTATTCACGTATTCTAGAAGTCTGTCGTCTCCTTGAATCATCGATGCTTTTGCTGCTTGAGCTAGAATCGAGATATATTCAGGCCTAAAACTTACGTTTTGAAGGACTTCTGGCATAGGTGGAAGCTTACCTGGAATCTTACCGGCCAACAGGAATCCATTAGTAATTAATGGGCTGTTCTGATCCTGATCTTGTTGCCCAAGTGCAGGGCCAATACCAGTCATTTTTTCAGCCGCACGTTCTTCAATTTCTCTTGCTGTGACGTGAGAAATTTTTTCATCTCCGGCCATCATTAAGAATAGATCTTCGAACCATGATTTACGGATACGCGCTTGGTATTCTGATTTAGAAGCAATAAGTTCTGACAGTCTTGGGTCTACGTCATATGCTTTTCTGTATTTAGTCCCTTCGCTCATCTCGTCGACATATGTCATTGACCCTGGAAGGATTGACGACTGAGCTCTTCTTAATGAAGTAGGCCCAATCATTGCAGGGCGTACGATCTTTTCGATACCTTCAAGGTGGAAACGTTCTTGCTCCTGAAGTACCTGGACTTCCTGGATACACATTTCACCTGGGCCGTTAACACCCCATACGCCATCAATTGAAAGTTCCCATCTATTAACAATGAATGGGAAGTATTCAAATCCAGAGACTTTAATGAAAGACTGCATCCCATCTTTTTGAGAGAATCGTTCATCTTTATAAGTATTCTGATTAGAGTACCTAAATCCGGCCTGAAGTGATCCGCCGAAGGATCCATTGGGCACACTTCCCTCTCCTCTAATCCAAACGTACATTTGGAAGTTAAGAGCGAACTGAGGCATCAATGAATTTGGTACTGGGTTAGGGTTTGGAACTACCAGCAATGAAAGTTGAATAATTCTATAGTACTCACCCTTCATATAAGAGTCTTTTACCCATGGCTCAAAATTAGACCAGTCCACTTTGCCCGTGGCCTTCTTAACTCCATACTCTTCAACCATTTCCCTAAGGGTCATAGTGAAATCCCAAACGAACGTGTTCGCCATACCTTCTGAGTCAGTAAGGAATGCATAAGAACCTAATGGAATATTCTTAAAAATAAACGCATTAAGTTTATGTGGTAGCATTGAGAATGCAGAGTTAGAGAAAATCCCCAAGTCCCCATATGATGTAGGAAGAGTTCTATAAAGATTCGACGTCTGAAACAACTGATTAAGTTGGTTAACGTTTTTTGCAATATATTTCTGAGTGGTAGCGGTGTCCACCTCTTCATCAAGTTCTTTAAGGGTCCACCAGGGTCTAGCTCGAGACGTCGAGCCGTTCATCATTCCGGCGACGAATGTTCTCTTTGCATATCCCGCAGTGTTATCTAGGACGGCGCGCGCCCTTAGAATCGCAGCTGTGTCCCTGGAAGTAGGGTCGGCCATAAACCTCTTTGGGTCATGGAACATCGCCTGAGTCTTCCAGTTAGGCAAATACGGGTCGCGCATTTGCAACATGTACCTTCTAAGGTTCTCGCAGTCTGCTAAGTTATATAGGTACTTTTCGTCCATCGTAGTCCTTACTTTTTAGGGCCTTTATATGCTTTAACGTCTGCCTTAACGTCTGGATCTTCTGCAATGAGTTTCTTTCTTTCCTCAATTGGAAGTGCCATAAATTCTTTGAAAGCTACAGTGTCTTTAAACTTCTGAGCTGTCATTTGCACCTGGGCCTGAGCTGGAAGAGTAGTGTTGTTTGCTACTGCTGCAGCATTAGAGCCTTCTAGGGCATCTTTTTCTGCTTGCTGTTCAGGCGTCAAAGGGGCTTCGTCTCCTGCATTCATGATGTCTTCTGGAGTCACCATTGGAGGTAATTCGTCGATGGCTACGTCTGTCTGTGCAGGCGCTCTTTTAATTGAGCGTTTAATCGGAGCAGCTTTAGCTTTCTTCATAGATCTTTTAACGGCCATAAATTACCTCTTATTTAAAAAGTCCCTGCAGAGCTAGGGGCCATAGTTGTATTACTTGACTGGTTTCCTGTCAGGGCTGCAGAAGCAAAAGAGGGTTGCATTGGAGCAGTTCTTCTACTAGCAGCATTGCCTAATGCCAGGTTAGTCTGTTGATCTTGGGCCCCGATCTCTGCGCGGATACTGTCTACACGGAGCTTCTCCTGCTCTTTGTTGGCAGCGTTGCGTGCCTTCACGGCCTTATTATTCTGATACACACCAACACCTGCTGACGTGATGGCCATACCGATTAAAATAGCTGCTGTTACTGGGTCCATATAATGATCTCCTGAACAAAGCTTAACCGTCTTTTAATTAAAAAGAAAGCTAAGAACTATGGTGATTCGCATTATATTGACTGTGATAATCGCTCGCCGACTGACTAAGTGGGTCAGATACATGTCCGCGGAACTGTTGCTGATACCCATATGGGTCGTCGATATATCCAGCATTTTCACTTTCCTCTTCGACATCGCAGAAGGTTTGAGCTAATGCGTCCGCACGGTCTGGCGAGCGACCAATCTTGATTTTGATTTGCGCCTTGTCTTCTAACTGGAACTTATTTCCTATAAACCAAATTTCTGGTGCTAAGAGTTCTTGCTTAAGCTTTTCATCCTTGGGAAGACAGCCGCCCGCTTTGATCCAATCTCGCATTCTGACGTACATTTCCGCACGCCGATTAGCAAAGCGTTCCTTATCCTGCGCACTGGCGTTATACACCACAGGGGTAACGAGGATAAACCGTGTACCTAGGTTAAGATTATCAATAACTGATCCACCGTAACCACCAGTGTTATCAATGAAGACTCTTTCAACTTTATGCTCCTTTACTATGAATTGGATTTTACCTGCAAGCTCCGGCCCTGTAAGGGAAGAGGGTTCTGTTTGAAGGTGATAAACTTTCTGTCCACGCCTTCTAACGATGGCACTATCATCGATACCACCGCGGGCAACGTCGACTCCTAACCTTACTTGAGCACGAACTACTTCTCGCTGCTCAATAGTGCGGTTCATTGCTGCGTCGACTTCTTCCTCAGTAAGGAGCTTATCAGATGCAACGTCTGGATATTCACATAGCACGTTAACTTTAACCCATGGATTGTCTCTTCCATAGAGCTTGATCTGACTTTGTGCCCACTTGATATCAACTCGTGGAGCGCGTTTAGGGTCAAGGGGGTCACCTGTAACTCTATAGACAGCCCATTCGGGCATTTCAGGATCGCGATCTTTTGCTTCTTTGAGGGATTCTTTATAAGCGCGGTAAATAGTTCCTTCAGGCTTCTCCGGATTTCCAGTTGTGACAAGGCGTGCTCTCTTTCTTGGGCCGTCTCCCCCAGACAGGGCAGCATCGGCAGTGTTGTAAATAGCGTCTGGAATTGATCCCCCTTCATCGATGAAGAAGGCTACGTTATCGTTATGGAGACCTGCAAGGGAAGCTGCCATCGTGGCTGTGTCAGCAGACTTTGGATATGATCTGGCATCGATGAATGAGTAACCTTCGTGCCCCTTTAAAGAGATACGTGTAAGACCGTCATTCGCCGATTCTTGTAAAAGTTTAGATTTCGAACGCCACATTAAAAGTTCGGCCCAAAGGTTAGACTTTAAGTGAGCTTCTGAAATTGACATGCAGGCAATCTTTGGACGGTAGAAGCATAAGAAGAAATGCCAGCAGGTCATAGCCAGAAGGGACGTATTATGGGTAACGATAAAGTCATTTGTAAGGTAACAATGGTTTTCACATTCCACCTCAATACACATAGATTCTTCTTGGCGCACAAGCTCAATAGATTTCATCGTTCTGTGGAAATATCTTTTTTGTCCCGGCTTCTTCCAGTACTTAGCTTTTCTTTCAAGTGTGAAAGGATTGAAGTCTAGAGTCACTCTTACGCGGTAAGATAGTCTATGCTCAACTCCTTTTAAAAAAGCTCTCTTAGTTTTAATTGTAGACTTCCCGCCCAAGCTTCTTACCAGCCATTGAACGTCTTTAGCTAGTTGTTCACTCGACGAATTAAATTCCATGCACCCATCTTTTTTATCGATGGTGCCGTCTGAATCCATTAATCCTGCGAGTAATTCTTTCCTTTGCTTGATGCTTCCAGTTTTATACTCTTCTGGAATGTATCTTTCATAGCTGTACTTATCCAGTAATCCAATGTCTCTTAGTTTACTTTTTAATCCTTCGACTCGAACTTCTAGGCATTTCCCTTCACCTTTATATGTAGAGCATTTGTGCTTTCTCTTTGTAAGCCTATCGATTATTTCTTGGTCAGGTTTATGATATACGCCTTTTTTCCTGCTTCCATCTCCAATCCAGATACCTAACATGTAGGGATCTAAGATAAATGCTTTAGCTGGAAAGTGTACTGCGCTTTGAACTGGAATCTGGAAGTGATGGTGCGTTTGCTTACCCTGCATGACGAAGAGTCCACGTTCCATTATCTGCTTAAGGGACAGAACCGCTGTTGAGCGTGTACGCCCTTTAATAAACCCATTAACTTTCCATAAATGTTCTAATCCACATTCCGTAGAAGAACCATCGTCGAATGTTACTTTGTAAACATCCTTCACCCCTTGAGGGTAAACTCCACGAATTTTAGTTGGTAGTCCGTATTCAGAGAAGACTTCGTCACCTACTTTCAGGTCGCCGAATCTTCGCTCGCCTTTAGGCGTATATAGTTTACTGGACACAGGTTGCTCTTTTCCCGGTCCCTTACTGGCAAGCAGCGCTAAACGCGCATGTGTTGTGTATAAGTGTGTCGCTTCTTCCTGCCAAAGGTCAAGCGTAACGTCCATGGCATCGCGATAAAATATATGGGGTTTATGCTGCCACAACTTTATGACATGGGCAGGCATAAGCGTGCTGGGCTTATTTAAGAGTTTAAGGGGTGTAGGAGATGTTATAACGTCTTGTGTGGGAGCCCCTGCATATTTAGCGTATTCGTCAGCTTCCTTCGGCATAGGTGCCACCGGGCGATTCTGAGGAGGTATATAGGTGTCGAGATTAAACCACTCAGGCGTTTGACTAGTGGTAATGAGCGTTTCGTTTGAAAATGGTTTACCAAATGCATCAACTAGCTGCGGGGCAGAAGGCGAGTATATGGGAGCTGCTGACTGAAGCACTGGAGCAGGAGACGCATTAAATAAATCGTCGAGGTTACTAGAAAAGGTCATTGAACTCTCCGTCTATTATCTGTGATTCCTGTTTCATTTTTTGGGCGTCGATCTTTCGTTGCCTGTTGTGCTCATACTCCGCTTCGATTCTTTGGAGGTCTGAGTCTGAGATTGAATATGCGTCCTGGATGATTTCGACGAAGGATACTTGCGATCTGACATCGATACGTTCAATAAACATACCCTGAGACTTCGCTAGTTGTTCAGATGCTTTGATACGTGTGGGCAGAGGAATGTTCGTTTGGGGAAGGGTTCCTCCGTTGGCGTCGACTTCCGGAATATGGTAAGGGTCAGAGTTTCTCATGATGTCTGACCAGAAGCCTTGGATCTCTTCTGTCTGGGCAATCATGCGAATGGAAGAGGCGAGATACTTACTGCGCTCACGAATGGCGTCGGCGATTGCTGGGGTCTTTAAAAGATCATTGCCACGTTTTTCCAGTTCTTGTCGTGTGCCTACATAGCCCGCCGCTTGCATCGCGGTCGCCGAATCCCCGATGTAGGATTTAATAAATAGTTTGTGTTTTTCGTTTAACTTAAAATCCATCCTTTCCTCTAAATACAGTATGACTCATAGGTGTGGGCAGTGGCAAGAATATTTACTAATCACTACTGAAGGGTGATGGAAGGTGATGGAAGGTGATGGAAGGTGATGTAAGGTGATGGAAGGTACTATAATACTTAGCGTTATAAATATTTTAAAAATAATATAAAAATTCAAGGTGGCATCCTCTCCGCCCGCTCAGGACCTCAAAGGGGGCACCCTCCCTTCGCACTTTCAATTCCTAAGAACTCTCCTAAACATTTTCTGTGTAGGCCTGAGAGGCCTCTAATTCCTCTAAGTCCTCTGCGCGCCTATGCATATATGAGCGTGCCCTCTAATTCCTCAGAGGCCAGCGCGCCTATGCGTCTGTTAGTGTGCTTCGAATTCTCAGCGCGTGCGTGCCTGCCCTGCCTACAAGGCATTAGCGGCCCGCTATACCCATAGGGGCCCTCTGATTTAAACGTCTCAGAACGGCGCTAATGACTTCAAGTAATGTGGGGAGAGTATTCGCTGACGCTCATTGTGTTTAAGGCCTGACAGGATATCAACGGCTTAAAGGTATTGTAATATGTTGAGTGTGCGTCATGCGGCCAGGCCGTCGAATTCTGCTAAGTATTATGGTATGTGCGCTCGCACGTCGATGTCTGTGAGGCTCGTCGAAATATTTGAAGCGGTGAGGACTGGGCGGGATTTGAGGCAAACTAGCGCGTGCCTTAGAGCGCCTCTCAGGTTTTTTAGTTGTTTTAACAGGCCTTAGAGAGGAGTATAAATCTACAGTGATTACGGTACTAAATGGTATAAATCATTTAAGACCTATCCTATTAGATTTTATACCATCACTTTTATACACTCCCCAAAAACTCATAGAGGTTTACTCTTACTTATACCATTTACTACTTTAATGTAATAGTAGTAAATATAAGGACTTAGAGAATATCTAAAAGTATAATTTATACACAGCGATTTATACTCCGCCCTTACCCCACTAAAAACAAGTATATTTCCACGCGTACTATACGCCCTTTTTGACCGTATATGTATAAAACCACTGGTATTTAAAACCCGATTTCAGGTACTTAATAACTGCGCAGTTTATTTTATACCATACTTTGCCTATTATAATACTTACACACTTCTACAAGCATATTGACATAGATACTATAATATGATACTATAATATTCGTCGGCAACCATGCCTTAAACTAAACCTTGGCGGTAACATGAAACTTAAATTACTTTTTGTCCTTGCATCTTTAGCACTATGCGCGAACGCACGCTCCGCGGAAACTTCTATTTCGAAGTGCCGCCTCACACTCAAGGCCTCTAAACCGAGCGCACGTTCAGCAAGCATCATGGGCGTATCATTTAGCGCCAAGCAATTAAGTGCTCTACGTTCCGTTTGTGTCGTCGAAATCAAACACCTCACAAGGGCCGAAAAGGTTGCTTTATACAATCAGAAATTAGAACGTGAAGAGGCCGACATCGCCGCTATGAGAGGTGAATAATGAATCCAGCACTAAAAGCTCAAATGGAACTAATAACAAACTTAATGGCCGTAAACGGTGGAATGACACTTAAGGAACTATCAACCGAATCCGGCATTAACCACACTAGATGCTTTAGACTTAAGAACGGTATAGGTGAACTAGTATTATCTGAAATACAGGCCTTAGAGGGCGTATTTAAGATTGACCTTTATAACGCTCTAAAGAATCGCAGTACTCTTAAAAGTACATTTAAAATCGGAGAGGTGGCATAATGGCAATGACTAAAAAACTCGCAGAACAATACTTTAATGTCACTCTCCGCAATAAAGTAATGCGTGAAAACAAATTGAAAGTACGCTTCTATGTAGAAAAGGGCCTGCACGGGGATTATGAACTTAAAAAGAAGAGCGACATAAGTAATTTCCCCGAAAAGATTAACGAATATCGCTGGGCAAGGGATACTTGGAACAACTTTATTAAAGAAAATAATGCTCTAAGAGCAGCGTGGGATTAAAATATGAGCACAGCTAAAAAACAACCAACCCTAGAATTATTGAGCAAGTCCTTAAATGTCGACGAACGCCTGAGCGATAGCGAAATCGAAGAGCTTCAAAATAAGCTCATAGAGGTCACAGAAGAACTTGAAGAGGTCAAAGGTACCTTAGACGACTATAAAGCGGCCATTGAGGCCCAAAACGACGCTATAGACGCTTTTAAGGAATGGCTGTCAGAGCAATTCGACTCTAATGACTATTCAAGCATCGAAATAGCTATTGACGATATACAGCACGAATTTAAGAAAACAATAAAAACTATAACAGTATTTTAGGGGATACAATGTACATAACTAAACGCTTTGCACTTAGGAAAACGCGCATACATTCAGATGATACTGTGACAGATGACCCTACAGGCGCTTTGCCTTACATTGATGTGAAAGCATATGCACCAAAAGGCACGGTCTATTATCAGATATCAAATGGTACAATAGGTCGAGGTGCCCATTATAGGAACTATTCCGAGCGTGCAATGCAGGAGTTAATGGACTCTAACGCCACTGCTTGGAAACAAGGTGTAGGAAATGTTTATCAAGATGGCACTGAATACGATCATAATGTGATACCTTTCAAACAAAAAGAACCCGAGTATGAGATTGCTTCAGACACTCATTTTACTTACGCAGACATACCATTTTAGGAGAAAACTAATGAGCGCAGAAATAAATTATCTAACATATGACCCAGCACTAGAATTATTGAGCAAGTCCTTAAATGTCGATGATCCAAAAACACAAGAAGACTTTGACGAACTGCAAGACAAGCATGATGAGCTATTAGAAAAGATCGAACTATTAGAAGAGATCGAACTATTAGAATCTGACCTACAAGATTTCACCTCTGAGCTGGCCGCCAAGAACACAGGCCTAGAAGACGCTATAGAGTGGTTAAAGACTAAAAGAACCCATAACATCGAGGTCAACATGATAGACATCGAGGAAGTGATATCAGAACTAGAGGCCGTACAGGCCATGAGAGGAGAGGACTAATGAGCAGCATAGAACTAAATTATCTAACATATGACCAAGCACTAGACCTAGTAGAACGCATTGCGAAGCGCACTGAGCAGTTTGGCCATACAATGTCGGAACCTGAAAAGGAAGCAATGGCCTCACTATTGAGTGACATTGGAATTAAAACTAATGACCTTATCGACGTTTCAAATTTAGCAGATAATTATGCTATTAACGCTGAGATAGTCACGCCAGACGAAGTTGAGCATTACTCTAAAGGCACTTTGAATGATGCTTTGTTTACATGGCAAGACAAAGGTGAGACTTATTACTGTTTAAGCTGGTAGGTACACAATGAGAACTATAAAACTTACGATGTCAGATAGATCAAAGCCTCTGTGGGCCGTGACGGATAAAGGTCAAACACTCTTTAGAAAGATAACAGAGCATGGCACTCAATTCATGACATGGGAAAGGAAAAAAGACGCCCAGAAAATCATAGAGGCCATTGAGGTTAAGGGACTTGAATATGTAGAAGAACAATTGGGCCGTAAAGCTTATTTAATATCGGAGACATAGCATGAACGTTTTTATCTTAATTATGACAGTACAATTCAATCAACCACAAATTAAACCTCAGGATTCAGTATTCGACGTCTATCACAGTGCCTATAAGACCAAAGAGACATGCTGGGCCGATGCTTACATTTTAGAAAATCTTTATAAATACACACGTCCGAAAGTGGATGTAATGTTCATGTGTGTTGGCCAGGGAGAAAAGCTATGAGTCCTAAATATAATCTCGTCGAGCTAATAAATGATCTACAGGCAAAGCTTCAAATGTTTGGGAATGTGGCAGTGACAGTAGACGGTTATGAGCAAGGTACTACAGAGTACATTGAAATTCATGTAGGCCATGCACAGGAAAATGGTTTCGCAGATAATGCGTGGTCAGGAGAACTGAGTGAATGCACCGCTAATTGCACTGATGCCAAAATGGTCTTAAATCTAGGAAGAGGCAGTAGAGTATGACACCAATAGAAGCTTTTATGGCCGCCTTTCTCCTATTTCTCATCGTCGCCATTGTGTGTCTATACATCTGGAAGACTTTTAAGATAATAACAAAACATAAACATTAAATAATGCGAAGCGAGAGCAGCGCGAACAGGCGGCAAAACATGAAAAAACTAGTCACAGCTACTAAATGGGAAGTAAAAGTCACAGGCAAGAAACGAAGCATTCAACTATTCGACGAACATGGTAACAAAGTTGATGGCGATAAGGCTTTTTGGCCGGGATATTTCCATTGCTCTAACAACCAATTAACGTCTCTAGAGGGCGCTCCAAAGGAAGTTGGTGGAAGTTTCGATTGCGCTAACAACCAATTAACGACTCTAGAGGGCGCTCCAAAGGAAGTTGGTGGAAGTTTCTATTGCTATGACAACCAATTAACGTCTCTAGAGGGCGCTCCAAAGGAAGTTGGTGGATATTTCTATTGCCATAACAACCAATTAACGTCTCTAGAGGGCGCTCCAAAGGAAGTTGGTGGAAATTTCTATTGCTATGACAACCAATTAACGTCTCTAGAGGGCGCTCCAAAGGAAGTTGGTGGATATTTCCATTGCTCTAACAACCAATTAACGTCTCTAGAGGGCGCTCCAAAGGAAGTTGGTGGATCTTTCCATTGCTCTAACAACCAATTAACGTCTCTAGAGGGCGCTCCAAAGGAAGTTGGTGGAAATTTCCATTGCTCTAACAACCAATTAACGTCTCTAGAGGGCGCTCCAAAGGAAGTTGGTGGAAGTTTCGATTGCTCTAACAACCAATTAA